AAAAAAAAAAAAAAATGAATAACATCATAACATCATTAATATCAATCCCCTATTTTAACCTATTGAAACTACATAAGGGGGCAAAAATACCCTATATACACCCCGTTGACGTTATGACGTTATTCGTTTCGGCGGCGCAAGTGATTGAAATGTAAAGCAAAAAGGTCAGGAATAACGTCAAATGACGTTAATTTGACGGTTGACGTTATTGTTTTCCAGTTACTAAAGGTAACTACGGTTACTAAAAGAGACTACTGGATCGGAGACTAATCGGATGGAAGGGTGAATGGAGGGTCAGGCTCGGTCTGCTCATGGATAACCATAAGGGCTAGGCCCGGATGGTCTGGGCTGAATTCAAATGGCCGTTGGGGCTCGCCTACGACACAGTGGGGAATGTTTCGCTTGGGCAACTGGAAGCCCAAGACAGGCACGCAGTCGGTTGGGCAGAGCGTGCCCTGATACAATCGGCCTGTTTTTTGGTGACGTAATAAGCGCATAAGGGGGATTATGACGTGGGGAGAGGTTTTTGTCACGAACCCCGATTCGCATACGCGTGCGAGGCTTTCTTACCCTTACCCGCTATAGCCCTACCGGGTCGCACTAAGAAACGATTAGGCTGGCCGTCTAGCGCCATTGCCGCATACATCGAGGGCATGGGGTGCACCCTATCGCCCTATTTTTGGTGTCACAGTTTACCATAATGGACCTTATGCGACATGAATAGACATAATAAACAGGGGGTAGGGGTCTTTTTCATGGGCGGGGGTATCCCCGAATCGAGGGCTGGCCTATAGTTTCAGCACTCCCCCTGAAAAAATTCTGGAAAACGAAGGCCGGTTACTATACGATACTGGCTATGGAAAGAAACGAAATCCTGAACGTTCTTGACACGCTTGGTGGGGAAGAGAACCTCTTTCTCAAAGAGTTCTCGTACGACCTTTCTGAGCGCAATGCAGCACAGCGCATGGGCATCTCGGAAGAGCGGATGCTTGATCTGCTGGCTCGTCCGATTGTGAAGAAGGTTATTCGGGAGATGCGGGAGTGTTTGGTTCAGGAGCATCTTTGGAACGCGAAGCAGGCGGTTCGGAAGTTTCTCAAGACGCAGGAGTTAATTGAGGAAGCCTTGCAGGCTGGGGACATGAAGGCGGCGGCTCCTGCGGTTAATGCGCACAAGTTGGAGTTTCAGGCTTTAGGGCTGACTGGTAAAGAGGGTGTAGACGCCCCCACCGTGGTGATTAACATCTCCACCGGCTCTCCCGCCCCTCAGCTTTCCCCCGTTACCATCGAATTAGAACCAGACAATGACAAAAACAAAGTCGATTAACTATTCCCAGAGCAAGACGGCCCGGTTGTTTCACGGGGACGATTCGTTTTTCCGTGGGGTGATGGGGCCGATTGGTTCTGGTAAGAGTGTGATGTGCGTGATGGAGATGTTCATGCGCATGTGTCGTCAGGAAGCTGGGCCTGATGGGGTTCGGCGGTCGCGTTGGTTGGTGGTGCGGAACACGTTGCCGCAGTTGGAGACGACGACGATTAAGACGTGGAAGGATTGGTTTCCTCCTGAGATTTTTGGGCACATGACGGCGAAGCCGCCGTATACGCACAAGTTGCGGTTTAACGATGTCGAGTCTGAGGTTATCTTTCTGGCGCTGGATACGCCGGAGGATGCGAAGAAGCTGTTGTCGTTTGAGTGCACGGGGATTTGGTTTAACGAGGCGCGGGAGCTTCGGAAGGAGATTATTGACGCGGGGACTGGCCGGGTGGGTCGGTATCCGAGCAAGCGGGATGGGGTTGGCGCGACGTGGTACGGGGTGATTGCTGATACGAACCCGCCGGACGATCGGCATTGGTGGTATAAGGCGTCGGAGGAAGAGACGCCGCCGGGCTGGAAGTTCTGGAAGCAGCCGAGCGGGTTGTCGGACGAGGCGGAGAATGTGAGCAACTTGCCGCCGGGGTATTACGAGACGTTGTCGGCGGGCAAAACGAAGGAGTGGGTGGACGTTTACGTCCATGGAAAGTACGGGTACATCAAGGAAGGCTTGGCGGTGTATGACAAGTCTTGGAACGATGACCTGCATTTTGCCGGGAAGAAGCTGGACGTGAAGCCGGAGTTTGAGACGATTTGCGGCTTGGATTGTTCGGGCCTTTCTCCGGCGGCGGTGTTTGTGCAGCGCGTGCCGGGTGGCCGTTGGCATGTGGTGCATGAGGTAGCGGCGCGGTCGATGGGCGCGGTGAGTTTTGCGCAACTGTTGAAGCAGGAAGTGGCGTTGCATTTCAACGGGTGCCGGATTCAGTATTGGGGCGACCCGGCTGGGGGTCAGCGTGCGACGAGTGACGAGCGGACGTATTTTGAGATCCTGGCGGAGGCTGGGATTCTGGTGCGCCCGTGCATGGATGGTTTTCGGACGGGCCCTCGGATTCAGGCGGTGCTGGCGGTGTTGAACCGGATGGTGGAGGGGAAGCCGGCGTTGTTGCTCTCGTCGGTGTGTAACCTGTTGCGTAAGGGGTTTAACGGGGGGTACCAGTTTAAGAAGTTCAATACGGCTGGTGGCGGGGATAAGTACAGCGAGCAGCCGGAGAAGAACGAGTACAGCCACGTGCATGAGGCGTTGCAGTATGCGCTGATTGGTGGCGGTGAGTTGAAGCTGGCGAAGCGTGGCGAGAGTCAGAAGGCGCAAGTGTCGTTCTTTAACACCGATGGGTGGATATAAAGTTGTTGTGGTTCGTGCCTGTAGGAGGACGGCGGGATGCTCTGGTTCGTATCTTTTAGCATCTCCGAATCCCCGACATGGTGGATGAAGCTGTTTACGCGCCAGCATGTGGTGTGCTTCGCGCAGGCGGGGAATCAGGTCGTGGTGGTGGAGCCGACGCATAGCCATGTGGCGATTACGGTGGCGGAAGCCGACGCTCTTGATGTAGCGGACGCGCATGTGGAGAACGGTCGGGAGGTTTGGTTTATCAGCCTTGACCCGGCCTCGTCAAGAAACATTAGCAACGCGGTGCCCAGTTGTGTTAGTGTTGTGAAGTCGGTGCTAGGGCTGGACGCGTTTTGCTTTACGCCGGAAGGATTAAAGAAGAGCTTGGCAAAAGCCGGAGGTCGCCTGTATGGGGGACATTGTAAAGAAGCCTAAAGGGCCTGACCAGTCAGCCCAGATGGACGCTTTGCGCCGTCAGGAGCAAGAAGCCGCTCAGCGAGCCAACGAGCTTGCCAATGCCAATGAAGATGAGATTGAACGCCGCCGCCGCCGTAGCGGTCGGCGTTCTCTGTTGTTCGCAACCGCGGGTGGCGAACTTGGTGTAACTGAAAAACTAGGAGGCTAATATGCTTCGTATCCTCGCTCTCGCCGCCCTCGCCATGGTTGCCATGTCGGGGGCGGCGCATGCTCAGGCCGCTTGGACGCAATCGCTGCTGGAGAATGGTAAGTACCGTGTTTCGACGGTGACCCTGACTTCGGGCACGACGCCGTCGGCCATTCTGCAAATCGACCAGTCGGCCATTGCGGCTGTTCACGCTGCCAGCACCGGTGCCTCGCCGTCGCTGACCGTAGTGATTAACGCCGACGTGTCGGCGACTGCCGCTGGCGCGATTTCGCCGACCCTGCTGAACGCGGTTTCGGCGACGACCCCGGTGCGTAACGCCGACATCGGCGTGGCCCGTTGGCTGCAAGCCCGCACGGTTGCTACTGGCGCGGACTCGGTGACGATCCGCGTGTACGAGCTGCTGGGTGCCCGTCAGCCGCGCTAACGCATTGTCCGGGGGCTTCGGCCCCCGGCCTCTATTTTCGAGGGGTTTCCATGTTTGAAGTCGGTCAGATTCTGCATTTTTCCGCCTCTGCCAAGAAGCGCAAGCAAATGTTTGACACGACCTATAAGGAAGCCTACGAGTACATCCTTCCGCAGATGGAGACGTTTAACGCCCGCACGGAAGGCGAGAAGCGAAATGGTTTTGGCCGTGTGTTTGACAGCACGGCGGTAGATGCTTACCAGAAGTTTGTGAGCAACATCCAGTCGAGCATCTTCCCCCCGATGAAGGACTGGATTGATTTGCAACCTGGCCCGCTGGTGCCGGACGCGGTGAAGTCGAACGCGGCTCGCCAGTTGAAGCAGATCTCGGAAATCATGTTTGCCGGGATTCGGAACAGCAACTTTGACACGTCGATTGCCGAGGTGCTGGGAAGCGTGTTCTTTGGGACTGGCGTGCTGCATGTGGGGAAGGGGACGAAACAGAAGCCGTTTCGCTTTACCCCCGTTCCGCTGTCGAAGGTCTGGTACGAAGAGGGTGCGGATGGCAACCTTGATTCGTTCTTCTTTGAGCGCGAGGTTCCCTTCCGCAATCTGAAAAAGATGTGGCCGGACTTCCAGATGCCGGAGCGAATGGCTCAGGACTATGCCAGCAAGCCGAGCGAATCGGTCACGTTTATTGAGGGTGTGGTTCCGACGGACGTTGAGATTGTTAAGCTGGATCGGAAAACGAAGCAGCCTGCCACCCGCAAGATGCGTGGGTTCCAGTACTTTGTGATTTGCGAGAAGTACAAGGAAGAGTTTTGCGTCTCGCGCCAGATGGAGATGTCGCCGTTTATTGGTGCCCGCTGGTCGAAGGTGACTGGCGAGGTAAGCGGTCGCGGCCCGGCGTTGTACGCGCTGGCGGATGTGAAGTCGCTGAACGCGGTGAAGGAGCTGGTGCTTAAAAACGCCAGCCTGTCGGTTGCCGGGGCGTACACGGCGGTGGACGATGGTGTGGTGAACATTGCGAACCTGCGTATTGCGCCTGGCGCGATTATTCCGGTGAGCAGCAACGGCTCGCAGTTGACTGGCCCCTCGATTGCCGCGCTGCCTCGTGCGGGCGATTTTAACGTGGCTCAGTTTATCTTCGCCGACGTGCAGAACGCAATTCGCCAGATGACGTTCTCCGACCCGCTTGGGCCGATTGACTTGCCGGTGAAGAGTGCAACCGAAATTGCGTACCGCCAGCAAGAGCTGTCCAAGCGCATCGGCTCAGCCTTTGGTCGCTTGCAGTACGAGCTGGTGGTTCCTCTGGTGAACCTGCTGCTGTACTACCTTGACGAGCTTGACCTGATTGACCTTGGCGAGTTCCGGGTTGATGGGCAGATTATTAACATTGCGCATATCAGCCCGATTGCGATGGCCCAGGATCAGGAA